GCTTTACTAGTGAGATTTTGACTCACACTAAGACAAAATGAATTTACGTTTCCTACGTAAAATTGCAAAATGGATTATTCCATGGCGATTCGAGTTCAAACTTCCAGATGAAGTTCTTGAGCATCGAGATCAAATCGTCTTGAATAGTGCATTAAGGTTTTATTCAATCGATGAGGTTCAACAAGTGTTGAAAAATCGTCGATCAGACTTTAGCGACGAAGCAGTTATTCGAAATTTCGAATTGACTGAACAGCCAAAGCATAGTATGCCGAATGACGAACATGTCAATCGCGCAATTGAATTAACCAAAACGATGTTCAAGCCATCAGAAGAATTACTTCCAATATCGTATCCGGATCTAAGGTATTATCCTTGGAACCTACCAACCAGTGCTGAAGCACCCTGGAATCTTAATGATTTCAAATTCGTGCCCTTTCAGACTACATATGATTGGTTAGATAGTAAGTGGAGTTACTTCAAAAACAAGATTGGTAAATATTTTACCACTCGCGAATGGTTGAGATACAAGCAAGCAATGGGTATCATCAAAGATGACACACCTAGTTTCCATAACTTATACAATGAATTATTTGTATATAACAGGGCTTTAATACATGGTATTAAATATGGTTCAAAACAATTTTGGACACCTGAAGGGGAGCCAATTCCATATTATTGGAATACACTGCATGCTCGTTCACATATCGTTGCTGATGATGAGCCTGATAAGATCAGAGCCGTATTCGGAGCACCTAAGTTATTACTTATGGCCGAGAATATGTTCATTTGGCAGATGCAAAGGATTTACCTCAACAATGACGAAGGTAGATTACTGTGGGGAAGAGAAATGATGAAAGGTGGATGGAAGAAACTTACTGATGAGATTAATCATCGAGGTTCACCCAACACTGTTATTAGTATAGATTGGTCACAATTTGATCGTCGTATGCTTTTTTCGATCATCACGATCGTTCATGGTATCTGGAGAAGTTATTTTAACTTTGAAAAATATCAAGCAACATCATTTTACGTAAACCCAAAACCTAAAGACCCGAAACATATCGAAAGATTATGGGAATGGATATGCTATTGCATTAAATTCAATCCTATACTACTTCCTGATGGAAGACTGTTTCAGTGGACTTATAACGGATTTGGATCAGGTTACCAACAAACACAATTGATGGATTCATTTGCGAACTGCATAATGATACTCACTTGTTTATCATCACTAGGAATTAACATTAACTCAGATAGATTCTGGATTAGGATTCAAGGAGATGACTCATTGGTTACCTTTTATGAAAGAGTTTTCGACCTATATGGACCGCATTTCTTAACGATGCTTGCAGCATCAGCACAATACTACTTCAATGCTAGATTGAGTATTAAGAAATCAAAGATTCAAGGCAGACTAGACGGTATTACCGTTCTTGGCTACTTTAATCGTTACGGACTACCATGTCGGACAGACGAGGACTTACTTAGACACTTATTCTTTCCAGAAAGAGATCAGGATTGGACAAGATTAGCAGCTTCAGCGATGGGATTAGCCATGGCTAGTTGCGGTTGTTCACTCAGATTCTACCTTTGCTGTAAACGCATATGGTATGAACTGGTTGTTAAACGAGGTATTAAACCTAAATTTAGTACTTTAAAATGGATGGAACGTGCAGGAATGATTGAAAGAACTGAAGCTTTAGAAAAAGCGGATTTTCCTCAATTTCAAACTCTCAGAGCAGAAGTTTGGTCATTCCCAATTAGAGAGGAATCAGCGAAGCAGAGACTTTGGCCAACAAGGCCAGGTTCCGCTGGAAGATTTTATTTTCTCTAAACTGCGTTAAAATTTGCGCAAGTTTTCTTTCGTCGTTTGATTGATGACGATCAATATGCGAGCGATCGATTTACGCACGACACGGATCTTCGACAATTTCGAAGCGGCGCCACCGGTGACTTTGGCGACACGCAACGAAG